GCGTCGGCATTCCGGCCTTGCAACAGCGTCGGTGTCGCGGAGGTTGAGCCAAACCCATACGGTGTGATTCCCGTCTTTCACTTCCGCACCGACCGCCGCGTCTGTGTGGGCGAATTGTCCGAAGGCGTCTTGTCGCTCCAGGATGCCGTGAACAAGCTGCTGAACGACATGATGGTTGCCAGCGAGTACGGCGCGTTCAAGCAGCGGTGGGCGATTGGCAGTTTTGACGATAGCAGCAAAATCACGGTGGGCGCGGGGACGCTAATGAAGATTCCCCCGGCGGCGGGCGGTGACCAGCCATCGTCTGTCGGCACGTTCGACAGTATGGACCCCGGCAACTTCCTTAGCCCGATGGACAAGCTCGGCAACGCGATTGCCATTCTGTCGGCCACGCCGAAGCACTTCTTCTTCGCGCAAGGCGGCGACCCATCCGGCGAGGCGTTGGCCGCGATGGAATCGCCGCTCGTTGCCAAAATCCAGGAATACCATGAGACGCTTGGCGAGGCGTGGACGCGGTTGATGGCCTTCGTGCTGCAAATCGGCGGCGTCGCCGTCGAGGACATCGAGTTAATCTGGCGCGACCCGCACACGGTCCAGCCCATGAGCAACGCCATGATTCGGAATACCAATGCTCAGGCTGGAATCCCCATCATCACACAGTTACGGGACGAAGGATGGACGGAGGAGCAGCTTGAGAAGATGCTGGGCGATATGAATTCCACCCTGTCCATGAGCACGATTCCGAATCCGGCGCGGTTGCCGACCAACACCCCCGAACCAGTGCGCCAGCAGGTGGCGCAGGGGGCCAAGGAAGACGCGGCGGGCCGAATCCAGGGGAACATAGCCACGGCCCTCGACGCGGCCTCACAGCGCGGTGTGGACGCCATGACGAAGAGCGGCGCGCTTAACGGCGTCATGAAGAAATTCGCAGGGAAGGCGGTGCGGAAATAATGAGCGACTTCACCGAAGCCTTCCTTACCGAAATCGAAGCGGCCTTGATGGGCTACGTTGCCGTCGAGGAGCTCCAGGCAATCCTCAGCGAGGCGGTATATCAGGCGATGATATCATCGTTGCAGGGTGCCACCCGCGAGGAGGTTATGGCCGTCGCCAGCGAGAAGGCGGCGCTTCTGGTGACCCGCGTATCGGACGAAATGCGGGAACACATCGCGGACATCATCGCTAGGGGGCTTGAAAAGCAAATGGGCGTCGAGGGCACGGCGCGGGCGCTTCGGGATGGCCTCGGGCTGGACAAGAACCGGCAGGCGACGCTGGACTCGTTCATCGCCGAGGCGCAGAAGGGCGGCCTAACCGGGCAGGCGCTTGAGGACGCTATAGCGGCCAAGCGGCAGGAACTCATCAACGACCGGGCGCGGGTCATTGCGTCCACCGAGATGGCAAACGCGATGGAGGAAGGCGCGTTTGTGGTTGCCAAGACCCGGGGCGACACGCACAAGGTTTGGATCGCGGGCGGCTCGCCGAAGGTCTGCGATATCTGCATCGCCAACCAAGCGCAGGGAGTGATACCGATAGACAAGGCGTTTTCCTCCGGCGACATGGTACCACCGGCGCACCCCTCGTGCTACTGCGCCGTGTCCTATCTGACTGATACAGGAGCGGGCGAGATAGAGCGGGCAAACGAACGGGCCGCAAAGCGTGACGCGGCGGAACGTGCGAAGAAAGAAGCGGAAGAAGCAGCGAAACAGGCGAAGCAAAGCGCGAAGCAAGAAGCAGCGCAGGAAAAGAAAGACAAGGCGGCGGAACGGGCAATAGAACGGGCGGAAAAGGCACTGGAGCGACTGAACAGGGCAACGGCGGCGCTTGACAAGGCAAACGACGCGAAAGAGCGTAGCAAATCAGGGCGAACGCGGGTAGACATAGATTCCTTGGTTTCAGAAGCCGCGTCTGCTCAAAGCGAAGCCGATGCTGCACTCGCGGCCATCAAGAGCTTATGAAAACAGGAAGGGTGACCATAATGACAAAAACACCACTTGACAGAAATATAGCGCCGGTTGTACAATCCGCGCCAGAAGGCAAAGTTGAAGCCGCGCCGCCCCGGATGATCCAAGAGATGCTGAACCACCGGCGAATGCTGATCGGGATGCTCTCCTACACCGAGAAGACCCTGATCCGTTACGGCGTGAAAATCACACCAAAAGAATTGAATCTATAGGCCAGCACTCATAACCTGAGTTAACGCCCCTGCCGTGAATATCTCACGGACAGGGGCTTTTTTTAAACCACGAAGGAAAAACGAGCAATGGCAGACCAGGACGAAGGCACCACGAACGCAAACACCAACGGCGACGCCGGGGGAAAAGCGGGCGACGGCCAGAAGACTGACCAGACGAAAACGACCTATACCGCCGACGACATCCAGCGCGAGGCAGACCGCCGAGTGAACGACGCCCAAAAGAAATGGCGAGCGGAACAAGCGGAGATACTCGCGGCAAAAGACCGGGACGCCGAGGCAAAGATCGCAGAGTTGAATACGAAGGCAACAGAGGCCGAGCGTTATGGAAACTTCATCGATGACGCCCACGCCTCAGGAATCAAGAACACGAAAGCCGCGTACATTGTGGCCGTTGCGCAGGGTCACATCGACAAGCGCGGTAAATTCGATGTAGACGGATTCCGCAAGGCCAATCCCGAATTCTTCACCGCCTCACCCGCCGCGAATGCGAACGCAGGCGCGGGCGCGGGGGCACCAACACAGACCGGCGGCATGAACGCTTGGATACGAAACCAGGCGGGCCTCGGTTAACAGAGGACGTACAAGATGGCGTACAACAGCATGATTTCCCGAACCGATGCAGCCGCCCTGATCCCGGAGGAAGTTTCAGCCGAGATCCTGAAGGCGGTCCCCGAGCAGAGCGCCGTGATGCGCCTTGCCAAGAAACTCCCCAACATGAGCCGCGCCCAGAAGCGACTCCCAGTCATGTCGGCCCTCGCCACCGCGTACTTCAACACGGCGGACACCGGATTGGCGCAGACCAGCGAAATCAACTGGGCGAATCGGTACATCGACGCCGAAGAGCTGGACGTGATTGTTCCGGTGCCAAAGTCCGTTCTCGAAGACGCCGACTTTGACATCTGGGGCGAGTGCAAGCCGCAGCTTGTTGAAGCCCTCGGCCTCGCCATCGACCAAGCGGTTCTGTATGGCACCAACATCCCGTCTTCGTGGTCGACGAACCTGGGCACCACGGCGACGGCCTATGCGGGCCTTGTGGCGCGTTGCGCCGCCGCGAGTCACACCATCAGCCTCGCTTCGTACACCGATTTGTACGAGGCGCTCTTGGGCGAAACCGACGCGGGCACCGATGGCCTGATGATGCTGCTCGAAGCCGACGGCTTCATGGCGACGGGCATGATCGCACACACCTCCGTTCGCGGGAAGTTGCGGAACTGCCGCGACGCCAACGGACAGCCGATTTTCAAGGCCGGTCCCAGCCTCGGCACCTCGTTCGCTACCGGCGAGGTCGACGGTGCGCCGATCCTGTATCCGCTCAACGGCTCCGTCGTTGCCGGGTCCAGCCTGATTGTCGCGGGCGCGTGGAACCAACTGGTGTACGCGATGCGCAAAGACATCACCTACGAGATCAGCACCCAGGCCGTGATCCAGGACTCCACCGGGGCCATCGTGTACAACCTGTTCCAGCAGAACATGGTCGCGCTCAAGGCCACGATGCGTCTTGGCTTCGCGCTGCCGAATCCGATCAACCGCATGAACGCCACCGACGCGACCCGCTGCCCGTTCGCAGTGTTGACCGCGTAACCACTTCAACAGTCGCCTTGAAAGGCGGCGGAAAGGAAGTTTGACATGGGACTTTACCCAAAACATGCAGCCGAATACGTGATGCAGTGTGGCATCCCGGTCGGGCCGCAATCCAAAATCTTCGTGGTCGACCCGCAGAGCGGACACGGCAGCGACAGCAACACCGGTCTGAGCTTCAAAAGCCCGTTGGCCACGATTGCCGCAGCCGAGGAACTTTGCACAGCGAACCATAACGACGTGGTGCTCGTAGTCGGCGGGCCAACCGGCAACGCCCTCGCCGCAGCGATCACTTGGGACAAGGCATATACGCATCTGGTCGGCATGTCAGCTCCCCTGGCGATTGGGCAGCGATGCAGAATCACCGGCTCAGCGGCACTTGACCTCGCCACGTTGATCACGTTCTCCGGCGCGGGTTGCATCGTCAAAAATGTGCAGTTTCAAAATGGCAGCGACGCGGCGGCAATCAAGAGCGCGGCGGTCGTATCGGGTGACTACTGTTACTTCGAGAACTGCCAAT